AAAAACTTCTAGTATCATCACCTTTAATATAATACTCGCCACGTTTACACCGTTCTACAAATTCGTTGACGAAATGATCTACTTGTCCTGGACCATAAACATTAAAATATCTAATAATTAAATAATCTAATCCGCTGTTTGCTACTAGGTTTTCACCTAGAGCTTTCGGAATGCTATAACTCCATCTTGGATTCGTAATGTCGTTAAACACAACTGGTACTTGCTCATCAGTTGGCACATGGTAATAACCTGCATCAATTGCTCCATTAAATATTTCACAAGTACTAGCAAAAACAAATTTAGTATTGGTATTTTTATAACGTTCAATTAAATTTATTGTTGGTAGTGTATTATTTATTAGTACATCAGTTGGCTGTTCATAAAATAATTTAGTGCCATTAGTTGCAGCAAGGTGTACTACAATATCATAGTCAGGTAATAATTGTGTAGTAGTTTTATCTGATAAATCTTCACCACGGATTTTTTTATCGTAAGGTACTACATATGCATTTTGTTTTTGTAAATGTTTGTAGTAATGACTGCCAATAAATCCGTGTGAACCAGTTAATAAAATTTTACCATCCAAAGATATAGTCTTTCCTTACGTTTGTTATTTCTCTGGCGCCAAAAGATTTCAAATACATACCTGCACATTGATCTGTGTCAGCTTGCTGTTCACATACTATAATTGGTTTGTATCTAAGGATAGTATCCATTGCGCCTTTTAACACTTCTAATTCATGTCTTTCACAATCAATTTTTAATAATCCAAACTTTGGTAAATTTAAATCATCTAATCTTTTAATTTGAATACTACCGGTGCCAACTTCACTAACAAAACTGCCGCCTGTGTTTTCTTCGTCAAATACCATTTCAACTACATCATTAACACTGCCTAATGCGTGTTTATGAATTTGTACAGGCAGTCCACTTACATTTCTTTCTAAGCACGAATATACTTGCTCAAGAGGTTCGTAAGCTATTACTTGGTTAAACTTTTCTGTAAGAGGTTTAGACCACAGACCAACATTAGCACCTATGTCAACTGCAATGTTAAAGTCACTTACATACTTGTATGCTTCATCTCTTACATCATCTTGATACTGCGGCGGGCCACCATTTTTAACTCTTTTTGCAATTAATCTTTCAAAGTGTTCATCTGTATCTGGCATCCAGTATTCAAATACTTTTTTCATTTCACACCTATCAAAGCATTTTTGCTTCCTATATTAGCTAACTCTGTATATCCATGGCGAGATAAAATATCTAGTACTGAATTTTTTTGAAATCCATATCTTTTTTCATGTCCTTTTCTTTCATAAAGAATTACAGGTTTATATTTTAAAATTGTTTTTAAACCACCTTTGATAATAAAAGGTTCAAACCCTTCTGCATCAATTTTAATAAAATCTACATTTGTAAAATTAAATGAATCTAATGTAGAAATTTTTACCTTGGTAGTATTTTCTTGATTTGTACTAATATGAGTTGAAAAGGTACTTTTAGGATTAAAATTTATAGAAACTTTTTCTTTTTTGTCGCCTAATCCGCAGTCATATATTTCTACATTTTGTAAATTAAATTTTTTTGCATTCATTTTAAAGCAAGCATTAATTTCAGGAACTATTTCAAATGCAGAAACTTTTTTAAATATATTAGACATATTAGCCGACATTAGTCCATAATTGGCTCCAATGTCAATAGTATGTCTAAAGTTTTTACAAAAAGATATTGCTGTATCTAATTGATCTTTTTGATAATCTAAAATATTTGAAATTTTAGATTTATTAAAAGCTCTCTCTAGAGTACTATCACCTTGTAATACATGCCAACCATAAAGGAGATCAGTGTCCATTTCTTACACCTTATATAAAAAACTTTTTAGCAAAATTACTAATAATGTTTGATACAGCAGTCTCTGCTACATGTCTACTATCAGTAATTTTCTTTCCTTTTTTGCCACCAAATGTTACAATTGGCATATGGCTAGGAATCCATTTAACATATTCAAAACTAGGCCAGTAATATACATTTTTATCATTAATGTTTCTTAATGCTTCGTCTATTGAAACACGTAATATACTTTTGCTTACACAATCACTAACTACACATGGTCTTTCTTGAAATGTAGCATTAAGTGGTACAGGACTTAGTGTAATAATAATAGGTTTATTGCCGCAGTATTTTCTTAACAACTCAACAATTGTTTTTATATTTGCAATATTTTCTTCTACGGTACTAACAACAGATTCGTGTTTGTTGGGATCAAACATATCATTAGGCACACCTCTCCAAAATACGCCTCCGGTTTCTTTGTCTTTCCAAACTTCTGCTAAACCAAAAGTAATAACAAATCCGTTGTGATTGATAAAATGTTTTTTTATTTGTTCTTGCTCTTCAGGAGATTCCCATTTACCTACACCGTCTGCTAATTCATCATACCAATAAGCATCGTGACTACGATTACCTGTTAATGCCCATTCTATAAATTGTCTTACTGCAAAACTATTGTTTAATCCTTCTGGAATAAAAAGTGCTTCTGTGCCTCTTCCGTTCTTTTCCATCCATTCTCTAATGCGTAATGCAAAGCAACTTCCCATAGTCAAAACTTTATCTTGTGGTCTAAAAATAGGTTTTGGAGGTCCGTATGCAGAAAACAATTCATTTAACACTCCGTTAACATTATTTTCAGCCATCATATCTTTTGGCCAATAGTCAACTCTATCACCTTTGTGCCATTTAGTAATGTTACTTGCTTTAATACTTTCTGTTGGATTAAGTACCCCAGAAACACGATATTTTCCCATATATATTTTATACTCCGTAAGTTATTTATAAACTTGCATCTTCCATACCTGCTACTCTTAGTTTTACAATATTAGTTATCTGCCATTGTTTCTGATCTAGTGCTTTTAACACACCTAACCATTTGTTACGCATAAGTGCAAATTCGTTTATAATTTTTTCATAATCACATACATCTTGTTCGCCATCAACATACTTTTCTACATCTCGGCTTGATAATGCTCTTTGATAATTTTCAAGATATTTTTTGAAAAAAGAACTGCGTAAACTACGCAGTTCAATGTTTAAGAATTCTAATATGGCTTCAATTTCTTGTAACTGATTAAATCTATGCTCGACAATACCTGGCATCATTGATGCTTGTTTTTCAACATTACCGTGTAACTTACATTCTTGTTTTGCTTGAACTAGTTCAGTTTCAAAGTATTGTATAGCAGAAGGAATTTGTGATATATCTCTGCTTACTTGGCTGTACCAACCCATTATTCATCCCAATCGTCGTCATCGTTATCGTCGTCTAACTCTAAGTAATATTGAATTGCAGCATCAAGTGTTTTATCACCGCCTAACATTTCTTGCAACTGAATATCCGAAACTCCGTAATCAATAAGAGTATCTACATATCTTTCTGCTGCTAATTCAATATGCTTTTTATCCAAATATTCTTTAAACAAGTTCCATAGATCAGAAACAAATTCTTCATTCATTCTCAGCTAACTCCTCGTTATGATCAATCACAACTTCTTCGTCGGTTGCGTTAGCGATATTTACCATTTGTGCTTCTTTTGCCGGTAAATCGGCCATAATCATTTCGAGTAGTTCACCTGTCCAGTTTTTACGATATTCTAGTGTTTCATTTCCTTCGCTATCAACATACTTGTAGCGATTACCTTGTTTTTCAAGCAGTCCTTTTGCTTCAAGCAAATCAAACATGCCTGAATATGGATCCATTCCTGTTTCATAAGGAATCTTCACTTGTACTGCTTCAAACGGTTTAGCGTAACGTGTTTTCATAACCTTACACGCTGCTCTAATACCGTGTACTTGTGATGTTTTGTTGCCGTCTGCATCTTCTTTTAGTTTCAGCTTTTTCATTGCTACAACCATTGAACTTGCATACACAAAGCCACTACCACCTGAAATCTTATCATCTGGATCAAACATATCCTGCGATGCATAAGTGTGGTTAGTAACACACATACCAACATTGTAACTACCAAACATATTTACGCAGTTAGTAACCAATGCCTTCAGTGCTTTTGCCTTACGACCCATATCACCCTTCATATCACCTGCTTCAAACTGATTTACTTCAGTTGGTGACATAAGCATACCTAATGAGTCAACAACAAACAATACTTTAGGACGATCTTCTTCGTTCATTGATTTATAATCATCCATAAATGTGCTAATAGTTTTAGCAACATCGTCAATCATTGCCATGTTAAGTTTTAGTAGTTTGCTGTCATCGCAGTCAACACCTAATGCTTCTAGCCATGTTTGATCTAGTGCGTTTTCTGAGTCAATAAGCACCACAAAGATGCCTTGCTCTTGTGCTGACTTTACAATATTACCAGACACAATGTAAGACTTGCCTGCGCCTGATTCGCCTGCAAACACGCTTACTTTACCTAGCGGAATACCTTTGCGGAAATCACCACTTAGCAGATAGTTAAGTGCATAGTTGCCTGTGCTGATCCAATCTTGTGGATCATTAAAGCCTGCACTCATACCTTTAATAGATTTTGTTAATGAGTTTCGAAACTTTGAAGGATCGAATGCTTTAGTAGCCATACATATCTCCTATTCTAAAAAG